AGCGCTTATCAGCGCTCGATGGCGGACATGAAGGCCGCTGGTCTTAATCCCATGTTGGCGTTTTCGCAGGGCGGGGCTTCGTCCCCGTCTGGTGCTGGTTATGGGATGGAGAATGTTGTTCAGCAGGGTGTTTCTTCGGCGCTGGATTACAAGCGGTTGAAGCAGGATATTCGGGAGTCAGAGTCGCGGACCTGGGTTAATACAGGTCAGCAGTTGGTGCAGGAGTCTACCCGGGATATGAATCGCGCAAGCGAGCAGTTGATGCAGGCTCAGAAGAAGCTGGTTGAAGCTCAGACTGTGGGGCCTAGGAATCAGGCGAGCATTGAGCAGAGATATCCCGAGGTATTTGGTAAGTTGGATGCGTTGTTGAAGCGGTTGAATCCGCTGTCTGTTTTCACGAAGTAAAGGAGCTGATTATGCGACGTCGTGTTTCTATTGATTTTAATGATCCGAGCTTGGCGGTTCAGTCTGAAAAGGACATGACGGACATTAATCGTATCGTTGCGCGTGCGCGCGCCACAGGGGATTGGGGACTTGAGAATGGTAAAGTTCCCCAGTATTTGGATTGCACCGTTATTGGTGATTATCGCGAATGTTTGACGAAGGTCAAGGCCGCGGAGACGGCCTTCGCGAATTTGGGAGCGCAGGTGCGCGACCGTTTTGCTAATTCGCCTCAGCGAATGGTGGATTTTTTGTTGGACCCAGCGAATCGTGCGGAAGCCGAGAAGCTTGGGTTGTTTGTTACGAAGGCTCAGCCTGTTAAGGCGGAAGAGAAGCCGAAGTAGTCATTATGCCGGGATACCGGCTTGTTGTGCCATGTTGCACGCCCCTGGGCGCCCGTCTAGAGCCCCCAGGGGCTTATTTTTTGTAGATCAACCTCGCCTATTACTTGATGTCATAGAGGTTGATTGACACCGTTAGGTGTCTTTTTGTCCTCAGACGGTAGATTTGACAAATAGCTCGAAATATGATATAATCGACTTGTCTTTAAGATTTTGTTTTGTTTTTTTCGTTTCTTGCGGTTTTGTCTTTTGGGTTTTGTCTTGAGGACTATTTTTTAATTTGATTTGAATTTCAGACAGAGGCCCCGTTAGGGGCCGGCGTCAGAGGGGTGTGGGGGCAGGCCCCCACGCTTTTTTTTTATATAGAGAGGACTTCTCTGCACTACGTTTTTTGTGTTCATTGTGGTAAGATGACTCCCGTGAAGCGGAAGCTTCAAAGTGCTATAAAGGCCGAAGTCGAAGACAAGGCTTCTCAAGAATTGGAAATGGAGGTTTCACGTGAGACAGCGTCGAAGGATGGGAAAGTCGGAGAGTCGCTCGAAGTTCAGGAAAGGAGCGAAGAGGGTCCACAGTAAGAACTGGATGGGAACTTCCTCCGGCTCCGCTGGGCCTATGCGTGGTGGTATTCGGCTGTAATGCCGTGTTATTTTCCTTCAAAGGCTTGGTACGACGGGAAGACGAGCAAGGGAAACCGCGCCGTCGTCTTCAAACGTCCTCCCGGAAGTCCCTTAGAAGGTTTTCAAGTTCCCTGTGGGCGTTGCATTGGTTGCCGTTTGGAAAGAAGTCGCCAGTGGGCGCTAAGGTGCATGCACGAAGCAAGTCTTCACAGGGCGAACTCTTTCCTGACTCTCACCTATGACGATAGTCATTATCCTACAGGCGGTTCACTTAACGTTCGCGATATTCAGTTATTTTTCAAGAGGCTGAGAAAGTCTCTTGGGCGCGTTAAGGTCCGTTTTTTTCAAGTAGGTGAGTATGGTGAGGATCTTGATCGCCCTCATCACCATGTATGTTTGTTCGGTTGGGATTTTTCTTCTGATCGGTATATGTGGAAAGTGACGGATCACGGAACGTTGTACAGAAGCCCCTCCCTTGAAGAATTGTGGGGGGCTGGATTTTGTTTGATTGGTGATGTAACCTTTAAGAGCGCTGCGTATGTCGCGCGCTATGTGATGAAGAAGGTTGGTGGTGATATGGCCGATGGCCATTACGAAGGGCGCAAGCCCGAATTCGCCACCATGTCGCGCAGACCCGGGTTGGGTCGAGCTTGGTACGACTCTTTTAAGAGTGATTTGTTTCCCCGCGATTTCGCTGTGCATGCGGGGAAGAAGTTGAAGGTGCCGGATTATTACACGAACCTGTTGAAGGTTGAAGATCCGGCTTTGCATTCAGAGATTAAAGCGAAGCGTCGTTTGAATGCGGTTAAGTTGGTTGAAGAAGAAGTGAATGGCGATGTGGTAATGCTGAACGATAATGATGCGTTCAGGTTGGCGGTTAAGGAGCAGGTTAAACGAAGTCAGTTGGGGCAGTTGTCTAGACCACTGGAGGAATAATTATGCAGATGCGAGTGTTTAGTGTTTTTGATTCGAAGGCAGAGATTTATGGGATGCCCTTTTTCATGCCGAATATTCAGATGGCGAAAAGGGCTTTTGCTGATTACGCGAATGACGCGACCACGAATGTGGGGAAGCATCCCGAGGATTACACCCTCTTTGAATTAGGGTTATTTGATGACAATAATGGCCGGTTGACGGCCATTGGTACTCCAGTTTCTCATGGCTTGGCGATTAATGCGATTGTGCCAAAGCCTGTTGTTGATTCGGCTTCGAATGGTTCTCCAGTATTGATTAAATGATGACGGAGGTATTATGCAGTCAGTGATGTCCCACGATTTTTCTCGAGTTCCGAAAGCGGAGATTGAACGATCTCAGTTTGATCGTTCTCATGGCTATAAGACGACGTTCGACGCCGGCTTCCTCGTACCGGTCTATTTGGATCTCGCTTTTCCTGGGGACACGTTCAATATGAACATGTCTGCATTTGCGCGGTTAGCAACTCCGTTGAAGCCGGTGATGGATAATATTTTTCTTGATTCTTTTTTCTTTGCTGTGCCGATTCGGCTTTTGTGGAACAATTGGAAAAAGTTCATGGGCGAACAGGCGAATCCTGGGGATTCGACGGATTTTCTTTGTCCGATTATGGACAAGACCCAGGCTTTTACCGAGGGTTCTCTCGGTGATTATTTTGGGTTCCCTGTAGGAACGACCGGCAATGATATTTCGGCGTTTCCTTTCAGGGCTTACAATTTGATTTGGAATGAATGGTTTCGTGATCAGAATCTGCAGAGTTCTGCAGTGGTTGACCGTGATGACGGTCCTGACACGAACTCTGATTATGTTTTGAAGCGTCGTGGGAAACGACATGATTATTTCACTTCTTGTCTCCCGTTCAGTCAGAAGGGTACAGACGTCGTTGTGCCTATTGGCGCGAATGCGCCTGTGTTTCGGTCCAGCAATGCGTTGGGCTGGACAGCGTATAAGGCCAACTCGGAGACTGTGGCCGATATTGGTAATGTGACAATAGCCACGTCTGGGAAAGTGAATGATATTGGTGGTGGTATTTCCTTCGCTCCGGAGAATTTGTTTGCTGATTTGAGTGCCGCGACCGCGGCCTCTGTTAATGCTTGGCGCGAAGCGTTTCAGTTGCAGAAGTTGTTAGAGCGTGATGCCCGGGGAGGCACACGCCTGACTGAAATTATACGCGCTCATTTTGGCGTAATTTCCGACGATGCGCGTCAACAGCGCCCAGAGTATTTGGGCGGTGGTTCGACGCCTATTAATATTCACCCCGTGGCTCAGACCTCGGGGACGGCTGGTGCCGGGGCTTATACCGATACGCCACAAGGTAACTTGTCGGGGTTCGGTACGGCGTCGATTTCGGGACATTCGTTTTCGAAGTCTTTCACCGAGCATTGTGTTGTTATTGGGTTGGTTTCCGCTCGAGCGGATTTGACTTATTAGCAGGGTCTCGACCGTAAATGGTCTTATCGGTCGAAGTATGATTTTTATTGGCCTGCGTTGGCTCATCTTGGCGAACAAGCGGTTCTCAACAAGGAGATTTATGCCGGAGCAGGTGCGACGGACGATCTTGTGTTCGGGTATCAAGAACGCTGGGCCGAACTGAGGTATTTCCCCAGTCGCATCACGGGCCAGTTCAGAAGTTCTTCGGCCACGTCGTTGGATTTCTGGCACTTGGCTCAGGATTTTTCGGCTACCCCGACGTTGAATTCGACGTTCATTGAGGAGAATCCTCCGCTTGATCGTGCTATTGCGGTCCCGACGGAACCGCATTTCTTGCTCGACTGTTATTTTAATCTGAAGTGTGCTCGGCCTATGCCGACTTACTCCGTCCCCGGATACGTGGACCATTTCTAATGGAATGGTTGACCGGGGCTGGCACTGCGCTCGGCGGTATAGCCGGCGCCCTTGTGGGGCGCCAGTCCGCGCGTGATCAGATGAAGTTTCAGGAGCGTATGTCGAGTAGCGCTTATCAGCGCTCGATGGCGGACATGAAGGCCGCTGGTCTTAATCCCATGTTGGCGTTTTCGCAGGGCGGGGCTTCGTCCCCGTCTGGTGCTGGTTATGGGATGGAGAATGTTGTTC